GCGCTGCTGACTGCCATGGAGGAGGAGGCCAATGCCTGACACCCCCGCCGCCCGGATGGCCCGGATCGAAGCCCTGCGCGAGGACGCGATTGCCCGGCAGGTGAAGGCCGCGCCGAAATACCTGCCGAAGGAGACGACCGATGACCGCTGACACCACAGACCTGCGCGCGCTGATCGAGGCCGACCGGGCGGCGGGAACGCCAGGGCCGTGGCGCGTCGAAGCGGACGGAATAGACATTGGGTCGCCAGAAGCTTTCTCGGTCATCGGCGGCTGCGGATGCTGCGGTAGCCCGTGGGTCTCGGGAGATGGCGACCAGCCGACTGCCAACGCCCGCCGCATCGCCCGCCTGCCCGATCTTGAGGACGCATATCTCGCCGCGCTGGCCGAAAACGCGCGGCTGCTGGATGCGATCCATGAGGCGTCCGACCCCGATTTCATCTGGGGCGTGCTGGACAAGGTATTCGACATGAATTCTGAGGTGTCCGACCTTGCCTACGCCGTGTCCCGCGCGATCCGTGCCGCCTTGGGAGACCGGACATGACCCGCGCCGAACGGCGATACGAGGCCGCAAAGAAGCGTGAACGGGAAGCGGCGGCCAAGGCATCGGCCGCCTACGAGCGGCGCGTTGCTGCAATCGCAGCAGCGCATAAAAAGTGTTCGCCCGCCTATTGGAAGGCAGAACGGGCTAGAACAGCCGCGCGGGCGGAACTGACAGTCGCGGAACTGGCGCTATACGGAATCGAAGCGGGCAAGACGATTATCGAATGCACGCCATTCATGGCGCGGCGGATCGGGCGATTTGTCGTGACCGTCAAGGCAAGCGGCTGGCCAAGCCTACAGCCTGTCGGCGTGTCGGGCAAGGTGCTGGCGGGCCGTCGGGACCAACAGACGCCGACCAAGTGGACCCATGTGCGGATCATTGGAGAGGTGGCACCATGACCGCCCTACTCCCCTGCCCGCTCTGCGGCGCGGCCATGATCGCCTGCCCGGACCCAGGCTTTCACGAGCACCCGCCGACCGACGATTGCATCCTGGGCCATATGATCGTCGCGCCGGATGAGGTTGCCGCGTGGAACCGGCGGCCACTATCATCAACGCCCGTTGACGCCAGCCAGACCGACGATCCTGTCGGCAAGGAGGGGTGATGCAGAAAGATGATGCCGCCGCCATGTTTCTGGCCCATGTGCGCGGGCTTCTTGCCCACGCGCTTTTGACCCGCGACAAGGCCCCAACCGAGGCTCAGTGGAAGTTCATCCGTCACGATCATGACGTTGATCTGCGGACGCTTGGCGAGTGGTTCAGCGACCTTGGCTACCGGCCAACCCTTGCCCTTCTGGGTTCGGACATAGCCGATCCGGTCGGCAAGGAGGCGTGATGCCAATCCGCGACAGTGAGAAGGCGCGCTATCCGGCGAATTGGGCGTTGATCAGTGCCGCTCTGCGCAAGGAAGTCGGCAATAAATGCGAGCGATGCGCCGCGCCGAACGGAGAAGTTGTCGCGCGCGGCATCGGGCCTGATCTCGACACCTATATGCTGTTCGGCGGGCAAGTCTATCACGCCGACACCGGCGAATACATGGGCATGGCGCGCGGGTCGGAATACAACGCCGCCAGCATGGTCAAGATCGTTTTGACCGTCGCGCATCTTGACCACATGCCCGAGAACAACGACCGCGCCAACCTGCGCGTGCTCTGCCAGCGGTGCCATCTACGATACGATGCGCGGCATCATGCGAAGAACGCCGCCACGACACGCCGCGCCCGGAAGGCCAACGGCGACCTGTTCGCCGATCCGGTCGGCAAGGAGGGGTGATGCCAATGACTGAACCGCTGATCGCAGCCGACCCCGCCCGTCTGGCGGCGATGGAGGCGAAGATGGACGCGATCCTGCGCAGGCTGGACGCGGTGCAGATGATGCCTGCCCCGGCGTGGGTCAGCCTGCACGACTATGCCCGCCGCGTCGGCAGAACCGAAAAGACCGTCCGCAACTGGATCAGGGCTGGCAAGATCGAAACGCGCCGTGAAGGCACGGCGATCATGGTGAAGGCGGCCTAGTCCAGCCGCTTCGCCAGTTCCTCGGCGCTCTCGTTGTAATAAATCATCAACATGCGCAGGTCGGAGTGGCCGACCATGCGGGCCAGCGCCAGAACGTCCAGCTTCTTCGCCAGCCGGGTTATCGCGGCATGGCGCGAGTCGTGGAAGGTCAGGCCATCGGCCGTCGCCCGGTCGCGCAACTTGCGCCAGAGAACGTCAAGCTGCCGGCTTTCCAGCCCGAACACCGGGCTCGATTCGGGCAACGCCTGCAACAGCCTGACGGCCTCCGACGACAGCGGCACGTCACGCGCGCGCCCATTTTTTGTGTGGACCAGCCGCGCAACCCGCCGCCCCAGGTCGATCCTGTCGGGCGTCAACCCGACGATTTCCCCGGCACGCATCCCGGTTTCCAGCGCGAACAGGAAGGCATGATGCGCCCGCGCCGTTGCGTTGGACAGGTCATCCCCGGCAGCATGCGCCAGCCGCGCCAATTCATCGTCGGTCGGCAACCGGTCCCGCCCCGGCGGCTTCTTTGGCTTGCGCACGTCGGTCATGGGGTTGACTGCGATCATGCCCCACTCCCGCCTTGCCGTGCTGAGGACCGACGACATGAGTTGCATTTCCCGCGCCACGGACGCGGGGGCCACCTCTTTCAGCCGCCGGTCGCGCCAGTCTGCGAAGTCAGCAGGCGTCAGCGCCGTGACCGAAATCGCTGCGATCTTGTCGCGGCAGATCATGTTGATTCGCACGGTTTCCCAGCGTTCGCCGCGTTTCTTGACCGACACCTCCGCCGCATAGCGCCTGAGCGTGTCCCCGAACGTGCCGTGGTCGGGCGGCTTGTCTGCCGCGTCAAGGATCAGGTATTCCTGCCGGGCCGCCCACTCCTTGGCGGCCTGCTTCGACGGGAACACGGATGATTTCCGCACGCCCTTACGCGCGACTTCCGCACGCCACTTGCCGGATGGAATCTTGCGGATGGAGGCCATTTTACGCACATGCGGATTCTGTGCGGAGTCAGCCGTCCAGAATCGGGCCGCGTCAAGCCCAAACAGGGAAATGCGTGAAGGGAAAGTTGCTGGAATTTCCCTATTTGGGCGGGATTTCAGCCCATGCAGGGAAATACCTTGGTGCGGATGAAAGGACTCGGGGCTGATTGAAAACGCGAGGGAATCGGCGCGCCGTGCGTGAATTCTACGGGAACGGCGCTGATGTTCTCGCTTTACCCCGCGCTATACCGCCCCCACCACGCCCTGATCCGGGCCTCGTCGTCTGCCGTCATCGACCCTGCGACCACGACCGCATCCACGCTGCGGCCCTCGGGCGCGGTGTTGGCGGCGGTCGTCTCGGTCAGGTCGCGCGTGACGGTAACAGCCCCGGTGCTGTCGACCCACGCGCGGGTATAGGCCCCGGCAGAGAGGGTCAGTGGCAGGGCCTGCGCGCCGGTGGCGGCGATATGCCAGACTGTCTCACGCCCCGTCTCGGTCACGTCGTTGGCGGTCGCCCCGACGCGCTGGGATGGCGTGGCGGTCGCCCCGGCTTCGGTCTGCACCTCGGCAATGTCAAACGTGCAGGTGCCAAGACCCCCGGCACCATCCTCGATCCGCCACTCGAACAGCCGGTTGTTGCCCGACGTGTCCGACCGCGTGATCCTGACCTCGACCTGATGGACCTGCCCGACCACAAGGAACCCTGCCATCGGCAGGGTCGTCGTGGCTGTCGGGCCGCTGACCAGCACGCCATCGACATAGAGTGCCATCGTCGCGGTCGATCCGCCGTGACCGATCCCGAACGACGCGGGAACGCGGCTGTTGGCGCGCATCAGGAACCGGATCGCGTATTGCCCCGCCGTCAGCGCCGCCGGGCCGTTGTAGAGCAACCCCGCCTGCCGGCCCGATCCGCCGCCGCCGGTCGCGGGGTCATAGGCCACGCGATGGGTCGCCCCGCGCGCGGAAATCGACGGGGTATGCGCCGCAAGCGCAGGTTTGACCCAGTAGCCGCCCCAGGCCGCATCCGTCAGCGCCTCGGTATGGGTCAGCAGGTTCCGCCGCCCGCCCCTGGGCCAGCGACCGCTGACTGGCCGATTGGCCCCTGTCGTCTGGATCGCGTTGACAGTCCCGGCGGCGCGCGCCAGCAGGCCGACCGTCTCGCCAAACGTCGCAACCGGCGTGGCCCCGGTGCTGTCGGTGTAGAGCCGCCCGGACGCGGGATCGGAACCGCCGCGCCAGTGCATCAGTCCGGGCAGGCGCGCGGGCGACCAGCCGCCGCGACCCGCAACCTGCGTGAGCGACAGGCCGAGGCCGATCATCACCACCACCCGCGAACGGTTGCGGTTGTCCCGGTGGCCAGCACGCGCACCGGCGAGAGGGGCAGGATTTGCCCCGCCACGACGGTATAGGTCAGGTCGGTTCCGGCGGTATCGCGCAGGGCGACGGTGCCGCCCGTCTCGCAGTAGATCGCGCGCGGGCGCGTGGGCAGATCGGCGTCGTTGTTGGGCGTGATCGCGGCGTGATGCGTTGCGGGGCTGTCCACCCCGCGCGAATGGAAGGCGAATGGATCCATGGTGTCCTCCTACAGCCCGAGTCGGAAATTCGGGCGCAGGCGTTCGCGCCACGCCAGCACGGCGGACACCGCGCCCACGATCTGCATGATCAGATCAACCGTCGCGGGGTCGCTGACCCACGGCCAGTCGATTCCGAACGCAGCCAGGATCGGGCCGACGAACGCGAACAGCGTCAGCCAGAACGAACGGGCCTGCCAGAACGGCAGTTTGGGCAGCACGTCGCCCATGTTGATGGGGGCCATTTCAATCCTCACAGGTTGGGCGGCAGGTTCGCCGCGATGGTTTCAAGGGCGATGCCGGCCCCGATCAGGCATGTTCGGCCATCGGGGGCGGTGACGGTCAGCGTCCATGTCCCGGTGATGGGATTGGACCAGAGGGTGACGATGTTACCCTGCGGCGTCAGGCCGCGCACGGCGGGGGCTTCCCCGGCCGCATCGGCCAGCCCCTCGATCACGGTAGGCAGCGGCAGGCATGGCGTCTGCGCCGCGGCGGCGACGGGCAGCAGGGCGATGAGTGCGGCCCGGATCATGCCCCGGCCCTCATATGGGCCAGCACCCGGCCGCGCAGGACATTGCCGATGGCGACGGGATCGGCGGGCTGCGACATGCCCGGTAACCAGATCAGGTCGATCTTGCCGCGCTGCGCAATCCCGAGCGTGGGTTGCACCTCTGCATGGCTGAGCGTCGTGGTCGGGCCCACTTCGATCACATACTTGCGGCACAGGTCGGCCGTCAGTCCGATCAGGGCGACAATCTGCGCCTCGCGCAGCGGGAATGCCCCCGCGTCCCACGGGCGTTCGCGGGCGTTGAACATGCCCGCCAGGCCGATGCCGATGGCCCCGGTGTTGCAGTTGAGCGTATGGGCTGCATAGGCCCCGTCCGACGTGCTGATATTGGCCTCGGGCGGATGGACGCCCGCGCTGATGTTCCCGTCGCCGTCGATCACGAAATTGTAGTGTTCGCGGTCGTTCTGGGTGACGGTGTTTGTCCCGGCGGTCCAGTGCCAGATGATCCGCGTCAGGCCGCTGGATGCGCGGGGCGCGGGAAAAGCGCGGTCCAGCGCGGCATAGGTTCTCGGGCCGGCCATGCCGTCAACGGTCAGCCCGGCGCGGCGCTGGAACGCCCGCACGAATGCGTCATCGGTCATTGCCGATCCTCATGAGATGATGGGTTCAGTTAGCGGCCGGGCGCGGGCCGGCCAGTAGCCTGTAGGCCACAACGTCGGTGCGGTCGGGCACGACGCGGCCGCCGCAGTCGTAGACGAGCGTGAGATACACGGCCACGCGGCCGGGCAGCAGGTCGGGCGGCGGGATCATGACGATGCGCCGGATGGACGGCCCGTCGCTGATCTGGGATGGCGTCCCGACGCGCGCGCGTTCGCCAGGAACCGGGACGTTCGACCGATCGGTGAAAATCGGCACCCAGTCGGTCAGTCTGCACGCCTCGCCCAGAACCGTGCGCTCGGCCACCATGATCATGGTCACGTCCTGACCCTGATGCACCGGCTCCTCAATGTATGACATGCCGGGAACCTGTCGGATCACACGGTTTGCGCCCGACAGACTGGCAAGATCGGCCTGCATCTGCGCCACTGTCGCCGGCATGCGCACCATGGTTGACACCCAGCCGCCGAACCCCGTCCACAGGCTCAGCGCGGTCGCGGTAATCGCCCCGCCCAGCACGGTAAATCCGATGCCTGTCAGCCAAATCCATAGCCGCTCGCGGAAAAAAGCAGGCGGCGGGATCACGTCCTTGATGCTCATGATCAATACCACCGGCCTTCCGCCCGCACCGACCCCGACCGGGCAGCGGACGCACTGGAATTGATCGTCGTGAACGCGATGGTCGCTCCCGTGGTGTTAGGTGACATGGCCAGCATTCCGAATGCGCCAGATGTCGCGCCATGAGTAACCGCCGGAGTGGCAATGAAATTCATCACCCAGCCGATGGCCGTCCCTGTCGATCTGTAGCCGCCGCTGGAAATGGCGGCTTCACAAGCCACCGTTTCGCTCATGACGGTCCAGCAATACTGCGCACCATCCTCTGTCCTTTGCCAATAGACTCCGCCGGAATTGCCGCTCTGGATCGCGCGGTTCACGATCCAGTTGGTGCCGTCGTAGGTGGCGGTCGTATCCACGTCCGTGCGCAGATAGCCGTTCGGCAATGCCGCCCCGGTCGGGGTCAGGCAGACGACGGCCCCGCCACCGTTGAGGTTGATCGAAACCCCGGTCGTGTTTGCCGCGCCAGCCCGGAACCGCAGTTGCAGGCCGGGCGTGAGATAGGCCCCGGGCACCGTGAGCGTGATCGCGTTGGTCGAACCGCCGACCACGGCGCGGCGATTGGCAGGCTGTCCGGTGTGGCAGCACCAGTCGATGGAGTCGACCAGCGGGCGGAACGTGGTTTCCCAACCCAGGATCGACGGATGGTTGATGTTGTTGCCGCCCCTTTCCGTGGTCAGGCTGGCTTCGCCCCACATCTGTTCATCGGTGATGCTGGCCGCCGTCGGTTTTGGCGTCCCTGGATACCATGTGACGGTAGACCCGGAGGGGTTTCCGCCATAACTCCACGAGATCCGGGGCAGATGATCCCCGCCGTAGTTGGCCAGCGGCCCGGAATAGACGGTCGCGCCGTTGACCGTGATTGCGACACGCCCGCCCTGCTGGAAATAGCCGACCGTGATCGTGCCTGACCCCACGTCCGCCACGGTCGAAGTGACGCTGATGATCGGGGTGCCGGCGAGGTCGAAAAAGTTGCGCCAACGGTAAAACCCGCCTGATACATCGAGATAACCGTAGGGGTTGGTGGAGTTGGGATATCCATCGCCGGTAGACGGCCCCAGCTTGAATTGCATCGAGTCTGACGTGAGCGCGCTGGCAGGAACCTTTACGATCACGCCATAGTCGTTGCACGCTTGGGGCGAAATGATCGGCCACGAGGCAATCGCGGTGTCCACCGCCCCGACCCGCGTCAGGGTCGATGAACAGGGATCGAACCCCTGCCCGCCCGCCGTTTTGGCGCAGAGCATGTTCTGCATCCGGCCCCAGTCGAGGATGTACAAGCCGGGCAGCACCTGTGCCGCGCTGCGATACATCTGCCCGACGAACAGCCGACCGTTCTGGAACAGCGATGTGCCGCTTGTCACGTTCTGGCTGTTCGGACGGGGGGGGATCACCCAGAACAGGGCCGGCTTCTTGGTCCAGCCCGCAGCACCCATGATGTCGGCATAGACCGAGGTGATCCCGATAGGCCCGGCGTCCGACCCGTCGTTGGTCCCGGTATTGATGATCAGGATATCGGGGTTGACCGCCTGCGCATGGGCCAGCCATGTATTGCCGCCGGTATAGGCCCAGGTCGGCGCAGCAGCCCCGCCGCCCATGATGGCGCTGATCGTCTGCCGCAGGTTTGACGTGCGCCGGCCATCCCAAAACAGGTTGACCATGTTGACGGTCACGCCGGGGTTGGCCGCCTTGAGCGCCTGCTCGATCATGCCGGGCATCGTCTGCGCAGCCGACCAGCTATACTGCGGGGTCGGCCCAGTGGTGCTGTCACCGATCAGGCAGACCGTCAGCGTCGTCGCGCCGCGATGCGGGCCGGGAATATCGCTGAGACGCAGATGCGGCCCGGGATAGGCCGTCGTCTTGCCGGTCAACAGTTGCGTGACGATCTGGTCGCGGAACCCCTCGGCATCGTCCCGCGCGTCGATGGCGTCCTGCGCGATGTCGAGCGCACCCGGCGCGGTCCCTGCGACCCACAGATCGTAGAGATCGGACACCACGTCATTGATCGCCGCTTCGTGCTGTTCGGCAGTCGTGAGTTTTGGCGCTGACCCCGTGCGGGGCAGCGTGTAGACCGGCTTCGCCATGGTCGAGTCCTCAGGTGATGGTCAGGTGATAGGGGCCATCCGGCGTGCCCTCGGCACCGCCAGAGGTGACGGGCACGGCCCAGTAATACGCCGCACCCTGCGGCAGGCAGGTCGGCGTCTCGGCAAACATCACCACGTCATCGACCGACCCGTCATAGGCAGACAGTGCGACGATCTGGATGATCGTCATGGATGCCGGCGCGGTAATCGTCTGCCGATGGGTGGCGTTGCTGTTGATGGCCGCCCCGGTCGGGCTGGTCGCGCCGACCAGAACGACGGACACCGCCGACGTGGTGCGGTCAAGCATGGTCAGCGCCACGCGCACCGCCGCGCCGCTGGCGAACGACAGGGTTTGCGACAGGGCCGACGACCCGCCGCCCGGCGTGTGGCTCGCCTTGCCCGATGCGATGGCCCAGCCGCCGCCAGCGGTCCAGCTTGCCCCGCTGGCAAACCCCGGATTGGCGACGGCGTTGACAATGGCCGGATCGCCCGCCGTGACGGAATAGCCCGCGCCGGGCGTGACGGTGTGGTCGGAGCCGACCTGCACCGCCGTCCCGAAATCGTTGGTCGCGCTGCGGTAAATGCGCAGGCCCGTTGCCGTCACGCTGGCCGGGGCGGTCCCTGTAAACGTCGCTGCGCCAAGGCCGGCGGTTGCGGCACCGCCGGTGATGGCCAGCACCTGAATATCCGTGATCACGCGCCAGTCGGATTTGCCCGCCGTCGTGACCGTGCGAACCCTGATATCGACCAGCCCGCCGCCGACAAAATCCAGCCGACCGAACACGTCGCCCGACCCATTGTCCACATCGCCGTCAATCGTGCCGCCCGCACCCCAAGGGTCATCGCCGGCCCGCCACTCCCATTCATAGGCATCCCCGCCCGGGGCTGGGGCAAATTCGAAAGTGATGCGCTGGATCGTCGCCGATCCACTGGTCACGTCCTCGATGGTGGCCGAAATTGCCCCCGGCATCGGGATGGTTTCGCGCGACCCGTCATATGGTTCGTCGTCAACGTCCTCCTCGTCGCTGGCCGGCGTCCATGCGTAGATCGCAGAGGTGTGCGGCCCGATCATGACCGAAGGCAGGCGCAGCGCGCAGCCCTCGTCGCCCAATGGGTCAAGCCACGGGTTGACCTGTTGCAGGTGATAGACGCCCGACAGTTTCGCGCCATAGTCGCCCGGCAGATCGACGGTGCAGGTATCCCCGCCCGTGAGGTTTATGGCGGACGGCGGCAGGGTCGCGCTCAGCCGTCGTTGCCGCCGCATCTGCAAGCCGCGCTTCTTCCTGATCCGCATGGCCTGATAGGGCGACGGGCAATAGGGCAACGGCAGGTCGGACGCCCGTTCGATTCCCGCATCCTCAGCCAGCGCGCCGGGGATCGCCCAGGGTTTCAGGTGTGCGGTTTCCGTGCCCCGCGTAATCGACAGGTAGCTGACGCGCAGCGTGTTGACCAATTCGCGCTCGGGCAGCAAATCCTCATAGGACTCGCCCGGCTCCAGCACGTCGGAGACGGTCACGGTTGGTTCGCGCCACTTGTCCGGTTGATAGGCGACCTGCCCGCCGATCCAGACCAGATCGGCCCCACCACTCGCGATCAGCGGCAGGATCAAATCCTCCAGCTCGCCCTCGGAATAGTCGATCATGCCCGCCGCGCGCGCGGTCGGTTCGGTGCCGCCGGATTTCAGGTTGACCGCCGTGTCGGCCCAATCTGCGCCATCCTCGAATGTGTCGGCCACCAGATTGGCCGCGCCGAACGCCCGCACGGGGTTGCGGCTCAGTGCGTCCAGCGTGACCAGCGCGTGATTGTCCGACCACCCCCATGTCGTGCTGTCGTCGGGGTCGCTGCCCAGTTCGCGCGGATCGTGAACGCGGGACCACTTGCCCTCCACCTGCACAAGCGGCGGCGACGGATAGGTCGGCCAGCGTTCCCCGATCTTGTCGGTATTGCCGCGTTTCAATTTGGCGTAGATGACGGTGCAGCCCCGAAACCCGTCCGTGGCGAGATACAATTCCTCGTCCGTCCCACTGGCCCACGGCACCTCGTCCAGAAAGTGCTGCGGCGGCGAAACCTGATTGCCGCGCCCGATCCAGAACGTCACGCATTCGTCAAACACGCCCGCGTCGGCCTGCGCGCCCGCCCCGCTGAAATCGAACGGATCGCCGGTGAACGTCACCTCGCGCTGGTCCAGATACAGCACCGGGTCATCCAGCAGCGACGGACGGCTGTTCAGCAGCCAGACGCCCCAGATGTAGCGGTCGCGCCCCTCGCCCCGAACCGGAGTCGTGATTGGCGTGCCTGTCGCCCGGCACTCGCCGTAAACATGGCGGTGCGACGGGGCCGATGTGGGCAGGCTCATCTTCTGGTTCGGATCGTCGGCCCGCTGCCCGCGCGTTGCCAGCAGCGCAGATGCCCCGGCCTGCAACAGCATGGACACGCCCGCCGCGAACACCGAACGCCAGAAGGCATTCAGCCCGAGTTTGCCGAACAGGGTTGCAAGGCCGCCCCCCGTGAGAAACCCCTTCCCCAGGATGGCCCCGATGACCGGAAACAATGCCATGCGTCACCAGACCGGCGGATTTGACGCGCGCTTGACCGCGTGCTGCACATGCCGAAACCCGGTGTCGGTCGGGTATCGCGCGATCTGATCCTCATGGCTGTGGCGCACCGACACGCGCGCGCGGAACGGCGGCCCCATCACCAGCCCGAACGACAAGTCGTGGGTCAGATCGCCCATGCCCCGCGCCATGCGTTCCAGTTTCCGCGAACCGAACGTGCCCGAGAACATCGGAAACGGCGTCGTGCCTGCCTTGATCGCATTGCCGCCCGGTGTTTCCGTCAGCGCCAGCCAGACCTGGACGGCCCTGCCCCGCACCGCCGTGCCCATCTGGTCAAGCAGCGCCTCAAGCGCCCCGGCAAACCGCACGCTGGCCTCTGGCGTCCAACCGCCGATCCCTTCCTCGGGCACGTCCCACCGGACCAGCGGCCCAAGCCCGGTCCATGTGTGCCCGTCCCAGGTCAAATCGCCGAACCCGGTATGCCCGCGCTCCACGCCATCCGGCCAATCCGCCATGACCAGCAGCGCCGGGAAAAACGGCGTTTCCAGCGCGGCGACCGTGCCGGGCGTTGCGCCGCGGCTCATGACCAAGGGTCCACGGTTGTGGTGCCGGGCGGGATTTCGTCCGCCAGCACCTCGATGAAATCCCACTCGTAGGTCCAGTCGCCGCCGACCGGCTGCACCGGGCGCGGATCGTTCAGTGGGCGCAGGATCAGCCGTTCCCGCGCGCCAAGGCTGGCTAGGCCGCTCCCGGCCGGCAGGGCAGACGCCAGTCGAATGACCGCGGTTCCGGCCCCGTCCGACCATGTGACCCTGACCGCCCGCGCCGCGTGGGTTTCGACCCCGATCATGACGCTGACCAGTTCATGCGGCCTCACCACGATCTGATTGGGCGGCAGGCCCGTCACCGTCAGCACCGGCCAGCCGTCAGCCGTTCCCGTCGTGCCGTGGATCGCGTGGTCGACCCAAAAGAGATTGTCCGGGCCGTCAGACCACAGCAGGTCGATGCCGCCCGCCGTCCACTCCATGATCGAATTTCGGAATTGCGACCGGGCGATGTGCCAGATGGACGACTCCGCATCCACCTGCACCCAATGGATCCCCGCAAGGAACGACTTGAGCATCTCCATGTATCCCGCGCCTGCGGCGTCAGGACCAATGGCCGTGACATGCGCCGTCACCAGCCGCCGCATGGGCTGCGCCTGCGATGCATAGTCCCGCCCGGTCAGGCTGGATGCACTACGGCTGACCGGATCAACCCGCGTCAGCAACCATCCGGTCAGGCCGACAGGCGGCCAGTGATAGATCGTCATGCGCCCCATCCCGCCTTGGACGCCGCAAGGCGGGACATGGTTCCGGCCTGCGCCCGGCCTTCGCCCTGTGCGACCTCGGCCCGGATCATGGCTTTGACATAGCCACGGTCATCGACCAGCATTCCGTCACTGACGAGGCGGATGGACATTTGGGACTGCCCAAGGGCTTTTGCAGCCTCTGCCGCCCCGCCGAAATCGCCTTGATGCAGGCGTTCCAGCGCCGGCACGCCGATCCGGTCAACCGCATCGGCTGAAAAGACATACTCACCGCCATGGACCACGCCGGCGACGGCATCCCGCGCGCCGAAACCGGTAAAGCCCCCGCTCGAAAAGCCAAGAAGCCGGCCAATCGTGGCAAAGAACCCTGAACCAGGACCAGCCGCCAGATTGCGCATCGCCGATTGAATCTGGACCTGCGCCATCTGCGACAACAGTTGCGCCAGCGCACGCTTTGCCCCGTCCGCGCCGTCCCCGAACGAACCAAACAGGTTCGCGATTGCATCGGCCCCGCGCAATGCGCGGTCGTTCAGCCCGTCCATGCCTTGTTGGGCCTCGTTCAGGCGCTCAGTCAGCATCGCCAGCCCGGCGTCATACTCGACCTGCGTGATCGTGCCGGCGGCCAGCGCCGCGTTCAGCACCCGCTGACCCTCGGCGAATGCCTGCTGCGCGGCGATGGCCGGGTTCATCGAACCAACAAGACGGCGATAGGCGGCGTCTGCGGCTTCGGCCGCACGGGCGGATTCTTCTGTCGCGGCAACCTGCGCGGAATAATCCGCATTAACTGCATTCACGGTCCCGCCGTATGCGCCGAGCAAGCCTTGCGCTCGGGCTTGCCAGTTCCCCCACTCCTGACCGTTCACGAATTCAAGAACGTTCCTGACCCTGCCGCCGTTGTTCACATCCCCCGCGTTCACCAAATCAGCGTTGCCGGCCAGCACCGCCGCGTAATAGCGTTCGGCACTATCCCCTGGCATTACGCCGCGATCACCAAGGAACCGGAATGCAGCATTGACCTGATCAGGAATGCTGGACTGGGCCGAAACCCCATAGTGTTGGCGTTCCCACGCCCCGAACTGGATCAAGCCCTGATAGTCGCCTCCAGCCCCGCCAATCGCGCCGGGATTCCAGCCACTTTCAACGCCCATCAGCGCCAGAACTATCGCCGGATCATAGCCCGTGCGCGCCGCCGCTGCTGCCACAGCAGACACAAGCGCCTGATCGTTGGCCCCTTGGGCCGTCCCTGCGCGGGCCGCGAACTCGGCTTGATAGTTGTCGGCATTGGCCGCACGATCAACAGCACCGTTCAGACGATCCAGTAGTGCGGCAAAGTCCTCGCCCCGCGAAATCGCCGCGTCCAACCGATTGACAAGGAAGTCGGTGGAGCGGGTCGCCTCGTCCACGGCATCCGACATGTTCAGATTCGCAAACTCGAACCCCTTGGTGATGATGTCATTGAGTCGCTGCAAGAACTCGAAGCCATTGTCGTCGGCCGACTGCATGTTGTCGCTGGCGACGAACAGATATTCCGCCAATTCCTCAGCAGCCGAAGCCTGCTCCTCCACAGTATCAGCGTTCGCCATCCGCTCAAACATGCTGGCGGCCCTTTCCGCCTCATCGGTGGCAAGGCCGAATGATTGTTCTATCGTCGCCAGCGCATCGCTCACCCATTTGTAGGTGTCGATTTCGGCCTGCTTTGCGATACTCTGCGCATTCAGGATGTTCAGCGTGGCCGAGTCCGTCGCCGCGTCCATCTGCGCAAAAATCGCCGCCTGTTCGACCTGGAGTTGCCGCAGAGCCGCAATATTTCCGGCGGCTTCACCCGATCGCAGGCCCACGAAATTGCCCATGACGCTGGCGGCGCTTTCCCCCGCCGCCATGATCGCGCGCCGCGCCTCTGCCTGCGCCAGAGACCGTTGGATTTCCAGCACGTCCCGCGCGCGATCCGCCATCACGCCATAGGCATCGGCCATCCGGCGCGGGTCCATGGCATCCTGCGCGGCGCGATAGTCTTTCACCGAATCCAGCAGCCGGTCATAGGCATCGGCGGCTTCATCCGCGCCCTCTTTCGCGCTGGTTGCCCACTGGAAAAGCGCCGCGCCGCCCGCGATAACGGCAATCGTCACAAGCGAAATCGGGTTCAACATGGCGAGAAACGCGCCGCCAAGCGCCTTGACCGCGCCGGCCGCTCCCATAGGGCCAAGCACCTGCGAAATCTGCGTGCCCTGTTGAAGCGCAAGTTGCAACGGGTTCTGCCCCGCCGCCATCATCACGCCGATATCGTTGAATTGCGCCGCCAGGTTGCCGGTGTTGATCTGCGCAGCCTGCATGCCACGACTGACGCCGTTCGTTTCGCGCTGAATCCGGCGCAGGCCGTCCGTGGTTTGCGCAAAGGCGGCTTTCGCCTCGTCGGCATTCGCCCGGACGCGGATCATCAGTTCTGCGGACATGGCAGGCTTTCATGATTAAAGCCGCCCGGTCAGGGGCGGATTGTGACCGGGCAAACACAGCTACACCGGCGTAAGCGCCCGCCGCACATCGTCCTTGTCGCCCCAGACGGCCAGCCGCACCGAACCGATGAACCGCCGGTCAGACACCCCATCAAGTTCAGCCGCGCCGCCAAGCAGCGCCCTGATCTGGGGGAGTGTCAGGTCTAGGACGGCTTCACGTCCGTATCCGCATCGCCCGAGAGCGGCGAAGATGGTTCCCCAGCCAAAACCGCGATCTTCGCTGCCAGCCGGTCGAACGCGGGCCTCACCCGGCTGCGCGAAAAATCCGCGTTGACCGACAAAACCTCGCCCAGAAGGTCAAGAAGCTGGTCGGGATCACGGTCGAATAGCCATTCCGCAGACTGGCCGGTCGCCGCCGCCAGAAGGTCGACCAGATCGGCCATGTTGTCGGCAATCAACTTGTCCGGGGACGCTTCGATAACTGCCGCGATGGGTCGCATGGCCTTCTGGACGGCCGAGAATTGCCGCGCCTTGAACGGGCCGATGGCAATGGCCGTGCCGTCGATGACGATCTGCCGCACTGATGGCGTGAATACCTCGATACCAGCCATCAGCGGCTCACAATCCGCAGTTCATCGTTGCCGGCGTTCGGGACCAGCTTGAACTCTGCCGCCATCATCTGCCGCCCCTGGTATTCCTGCGGGCGAAGGCTCATCCGCTGCACATTCGGGGCGTGGATGGCAATCCGGCTGCCCGCTGTGCCCCCCAAGCTGAACCCGAGTGTCGTCATCGTGTCCGCGCGCATGGCAGTGTGGAATGCCACCTCGTCAGATGGGGTTCCGAAGAACAGCGCGGCTTGCCCAGACATATTCCGGTCGGTGATATCGACCGAGCGTCCGTTCAGCAGCTTCATGTGCTGCACCGAATTGCCGATATTCAGGCTCACATCACCGTTGACCGCCAGCGTTCCGCCGGCAACCGATCCCGCCGAATAGGTCGCGCCGATCCGCAATTCGGCGGTGTTCGCCTCATTGATTGCGAGCGGCTTTTTCCATGCCGTGAAATCGCCGGTCGGGGTTGCCGTGGCGGTCGGCGTGGTTTGCAGGCTGGTGAAGTCGAACTGCATCATCGGCAGGCCGAAGGCGTTCAGCGACAGTGTGACCGTCCCGCGCGCGCCGGTCGCGGTATGCAGCACGCCATCCAGAAAGTAGCGGATCGTCGCGGACACGAAGCCGGTGGATACCGGCAGATATTCAACCCGATCCGCCGCAACAATGGTCTGCGCAAAGCCGCAAGCGCGAAGGAGTGGCCCCCACGCAGGGGCGGTGCCGGCGGTTCCCGACGCAGCAAGTTCCACTTCGAACTGCATCCGCCCCGTGCCGACCGTGTAAATCTCATCGAAGCCGCCCATGTGGCCGCGCAGCAACTCACGGGGCACCCGGTCATTTGGGGTGTCGAAGGTCGCACTCTTGCAGGGCACGACATGCGTTGCGGCCCACGATCCGGGGTCGGTGCCATAGGTGCTTTCGATTTGCACCTGAATGGCGGTATTGCGGACAAACCGGCTCATGCGCCGTCCTCCTCTGCGGGGTGTTCAACGGGAGGCGCGTCATCAACCCGCGTCACCGTTCCGGTAACGGGGTCCATCTCATAGCAACCGCCCTGCGCCTGCGGGGGCACTTCCGGCACAGGGGCCGGCTTCTTGCTCGTCATGATCAGTCCCTCAGGTCAACGTCGCTGGCGAAATCCTCGCGCCAGCACGCAATGCCATTCTGTTCAGCCAGTTCACCGCCGACATAAAACAGCGGCTGATCGTCCCCGCCTGGGGTCCAGTCGATCAGCGCCGTGCGCAGTTCCGCGCACAGATCGTCAATCAGGTCGGGGTCAGTGCCCGCTGCACGACGCACGACGACATAGACCCCGAACGTTTGCCGCGTCATTTGGGCATGGTATCCCAACATGCGCGGAAACTCTGCAACACGCCGAACAGGCGTCAGAAACGCCGCCGGATAGTTGTATTCATGGTCGGACGTAAGCGCATGGCCGACGAAGGCGAACCCCGGGCATTGGCTGGTGATGCGCGTCAGGATGGCCGAAACGTTCATGCTGTTCGCTCCAATGCTGCGACCATGAAGGCGTCGGATGCGGGGGATCGGTCGGGATAGACGCCCCGAACCAGAAAGGTTTCGCCGGGGCGTTCGGCGCTGGTCGCAGTCGATCCCCGAACCAGCGCCGCCGGAATCGGCTTGCGGACCTGTAGCGTGTAGACGGGCAACGCATGATCGCGCGCACCCTCATCCTCGTCAGTAACAAGCGTTTCGCGCAGGATAGCGCGGACCACGACCGCGGAGCCAGACACGGGCGTGATGGTGACGGGCGCGCCGAAAACTGCGGCCAGAACGCCCGTCAACCCGTCGAACACGCTCATCAGATGGTGAACGCGCCGGTGAGGAGGACGCGACCGATGGTCTCGCCCGCGCCGGAACCGACCGCTGCCACGGCCACGCCGATGAGTTTGTTCGTGCTGGCGGTGGTGGTGCAGGCTTTGGCCGTGTCGTCCCAATAGACCCGGACACCAACGGTCCACGCCTGCGATCCGGCCTTGACCAGATCAAATACGCCGACCAGGGAAAGGGGGACGCTTGCGCCGCTCAGCGCCGCCTTGTTGGCGACACCGAACAACGAACCAACCAATGCACCTGCGCCACTGGCAACGTCATAAGGGGCGGGAACGTCGATCACGTCACCCGGCTGGATGAAGTTCTTCATGATGGTAATCCTGTGAAGATGGGAGAGGTTGCCGGGCCAGACGGCCCGGCCAAGTCCTTACGCGCCGGCGTTCTTGTAGCCGCCCCGGAAGTCGATGGCCCCGCAGCCGAAATCGCGCTCGACACTGTAACGGATGCCCTGCACGCCAAACGGCTCGTCCATGCGCAGGCGCGGGCCAGATGCCCCGTTCAGGAAGCCGAACATGAAGTTCGACAGCACGGACGGATCAGCCAGCAGATACCATGCGTTGCCCGTGATATAGGGCGTGACGATGATCTTGAGCGTCCCCGAGAACGGGTTGACGTTGGTCGCCTGCGCCGCCTGAATCGGGGCCACAACCTGTTGCGCCTGTGTCTCCTTGTCGGGGCCGACAAGGAGGATCGACGCATTCACGTTCAGGTTCTGGCCGTCAGCCTTGCCGGATGCCGAGGCAATGCCCTTCTGTTTGCGCAACGCCGCGCGGCCCAGGCTAAGGGCCGTCACGTCGATGGCCGCCGCTGAACCCGCCTTCGTCCCATCCGTGGTGTTGAACACCTGCCGGGAGGTTTCGGTCAGCGTCGGGCCGTCTGCATTCGCGCCACCAAGGGCCATGGCCCAGAATGTCGCATCTTCCCACAGCGCCACAGCCGTGCCGCGTCCGCGAAGGATGCGGTCGATCCCGCTCAGGTCATCGTTGACCAGCATTTGCCGGCTGATGGAAAGGCCGATGCCATACGCGGCCAGCGCCACCGTTTCCTTCTTTTCACCGACCGTCCCGAACTTGATTTCACCGGACTCGGACACAGCCAGCAGCCCTGGAAAATCGCCAATGCTGGCGATGGGATGCGGGCGGAAGTCGTTGAAGTCGATCCGCTCGGCAACTTGGGTGTAGGTCGGCTGTGCCTTGGCATAGCTGTCGGCCATGCGCTTGTTCAGCGCGTTTTCCAGGATGATCGGGAAATCCGACGTGGTGTGCATCGCCATGCGAACCACATCCTCCCGGTCGGCGGCGGTGCGCAGGCCGCCGCGATGGTTGATGACCTCTGCCGCCATATCCACGATGCCGGCTTGCATCCACTTGCGGCCCTGATCGGTTTCCGGCGCGGCGTGGCCAAGTTGCGCGGTCAGCGCCATGGTCATGCCGACGCGGCGAACCTCGGTCTCATCGCGCAGAACCCGCGCCGTCACCGCGCCGGGACGGGGCAGATCGTCATCGCCGACGGCCTTGCGCTTCATTTCGATGATCTTGTCAACCGCCGCGTCCAGCGCGATGCCTTCGGCGATCATCTCGGTCGCGATGGTCATTTCCAAGCCATTCTGGGCAACAAGCTCGATGATCCGGCGCGAACGGGCGCGTTCGGCGGTCATGTCGATAGCGGCCACGTCATTCTTGGCGTCGTGCTTCATGGTCACTTCCTTGGACTCATCCTTGGTCACGGGCTTTTCTTCCGCGACCGTCTTTGCGTCGGTCATCTCGACCTCCTTCACGGTTGTGCGGGGGTGGCCCGCGAACATGGCCATTACGGCCTCACGCGCCGGGGGCTTCCCCAGCGATTCAGAAGCCAACCGCGCGCCTTCGGGCGCGTTGGCATAGATGCGATAGTCAAAAGCGGCGGCGGCGCTGGCGGGTTCGTCATCGCTTTCGGTTGCAAAACCGGCGGCAATGGCCCCGGGGGCGTCGAAGTAGGTTTCAGCGCGCATGATTTCGCGCGCCTTTGCCATGCTGATGCCAGCACGCCGCGCATAGACCTTCGCGTAACCCGTCGCGATCACAGCGAGATTATCCGCAGTCCGCCGGTGATCGTCCTCGGTGCCGCGATTGATCGAAAACGGATTGGCGGGGTCATGAATCAGCATGAATGCACCGTCACGCATCACGATCCGGTCGCCAGCCATGGCAATCAGCGATGCCGCCGAAGCCGCTGCCCCGTCGATAACAACTGTAACTTCATCCGGGTAATCCGAAAGGGCGGCGTAGACCGCCTGCCCCTCGCTGGCGATGCCGCCACCCGAATTCAGCCGCACTTCAATCGGCCCGGACATTCCGGCAAGTTGTTCCCGGACCTCCTTCGCCGTGAAATGAGCTTCTTCCCACCACGACGCGCCAACGCTGCCGTAGAGCACCAGTTCATTCTTTTTCATGCGCCTATTCCTTTGGGTCGCGCTCGCCGATCACGCCGGGGTCATCCGGTATTTCGGGTTGCGGCGACGTGCTGAACGCCAGCCCGTTGGCCGCCTCCAGGTCGCGATCCTGCACGATCTCTGCCAGCACGTCGGCGGGGTCATAGCCGAGCCGTCGGATGACCTCCTGCCTGCTGACAAGGCCCGCCGAAATCATGTCGATCCAGGCGCGCATTTCGCGGGCCGGGTCGCTGACGAACCGGGCTGGCGGCACCCATTCTAGGGTGAATTCAGGTGTGGCCCGGGGCAGGTCGCGCAGGCACTCCGCCAGCCAGCGCGCCAGCGGATCGAGCATTTGCGGCAACAGCATGAGCCATTGCCACGCCTCGATATTCTGGTCCATTTCGATCCGGCCAAGACGCCCGGAACTGAAATTGGTCCGGGACAGGTCGCCGGTCAGGGCGGCATAGGTGATCCCGACCCCGGCGGCCACGGATTGCAATACCTCGCGCGTAAACTCACTGTATCCTGAAACCTCGGGCGGGCTTCCGAATACGATCTGTTCGCCCGGTTCCACCGTCTGAATCCGCCCGGGCACAAGGCTTGACACCTGCATGGGGTCGGGGTCCGATGAAAGCTCCCCGTCTGGCCGCGTCCGAAAGGCGACGAAACACGCGGCAATTTTCTGGCGCAATACCTGCGCCTCCTGATAGTCCATCAGGTCTTGCAGTTGCAACGCAACCGGCGCGAACCACGAAACCCCCCGCGTTTGGCCTGGCCGATCTTGCCGGTAAACATGGATTATTTCAGTGGCCGGAATGCGTCGGGATTGCAAACCGATCCGGGGACGGAACACGCTTGTGCCGGGGTGCTCATCAAAGAGCCAATAAGCCACCCGCTTCCCATTTGCGCTAAATTCAATGCCCCCACGGACATAACCGCCGCCGGAAATTTCACCGTCACGGCTATCATCCAGATAATCCGCTTCGATAAGCTGAACCTGCAACGGTAGCGGCAGTCCATCCGCTAGGTAGCGCATCCGCCGCCGGATCAGCACCTCGCCATCCTGCACAACCGACATGATCGCCAGTCGCTGCAACCCGTAGATATTGCATCGCCCATCGGCATCAATCGCGGTCGTATCAAGGTGCCGGCGCAACAGCCGCTGCACCTCCTTCCCTGGCAGTCGCGTTTTCCCATCCGCTGCCTTGACCTTGTAGACAATCCCCGCGCCGACTACCGCACCGGCGATGACCGTCTGCGCCTTTATCGCAAAGGGATTGTTGCGGATCATGTCGCGCGTGACCCACGACAACCGCGCCCGCGCCTGCCCCGCCGCATCCGCATCACTGGCGACTGCCCGGAAGGATGAAGCCCGCGAACTCTTTGTCGCGGCATTGTAGTTCATCAGCGCATCAAGCGCCGCCTTGTCCCTGGCCGCCCGAAGTTCGTTCCGCGCCGTCGCAGCGCGGACAATGCTACCGATCATCGTCACGTCAACACCCGCTCGAATAGGTCGGGTTGATGAATCGGATCGGGGAGGATGCGGCGGGCGCGACTTCGGCTTCCATCATCGCCAGCACCTGCTTCATCTCCGAAAGGCTGCGATAAGTGACTGCCTCACCGTTCGCGTTGCGCACGGTCAGCGCGCCGGTCGCAATCGCCACCTTGAGCGCTGCAATCTGGTCGGATGTGAAGCTCAAAGCCAGTTCTCCCGCGCGCCCAACCAATCATCGCCAGATGCTCGGTCGGGACGCTTGCGCACCTCAGCGACAACTTCCGGCCTCATGGCCGCTTCAACCCGCCGCGCCGACCAATCGACACTGCCGACCGCCTGCCGCGCCGCCATCGCATAGACCGTGCAGTCCAGCGCCTCGGCCCGTCTGCCCGGCACTCGCTCGAACCGGCGCACCGGCATCCCGCGCAAATGCGTCGAAATCAGCCGCTCGCTGACCATCTGCTCAAACCACACCGGCGGCAGATCGTTTGAAAACCGCACCGGGGCTTGCGCCACATCGCCGCCAAGCGCCTGCAACCGCGCAAAAAGCGTCCCCTTGAGCGTGTCCACGCCAGCCAGCCAGAGTGACTTTTCCTTCCCGCGCGACCGCTCCATAGGATGCCGGCGAAAGCCATCCTCGCCCTTGATCGCCATCACCCGCCGTCGCGTCCGCGCCCGGCAGAAATCCAGAACCGCCTTTGCCGTCGCACCGTCGCCGGCATCAACCGCGACAGCATCTATCTTCACGCGACCGCCCAAGGCATGTGGGAACGTCCGACCAAGAAGCTTGTCCAGATCGCCCCATGTGTCGTCGCCAGCGACCACATCACCGTAAAGCACTTCGTGCCCCAGCGCGTATATCGCCCCGGCATCTGACCACCCAAGGAAAGTAACCTCGAACCGATCGTGCTGCACGTCAACGCCGGCGGTCACGATCAGCACATCTTCCGGGACCGCTTCCAGCCCCCAATCCTCGCGCCGCGCCATCAGCGTGCCGTCGTCAATGCCGCCCGCTCGATCTTCCCATGTCTCGCCAAGGGCCGTATTCACCCAGGTTTGCAAACGCTCTGGGAAAGCCTTTGCATCCACAAAGTCCTGCGCCGTCTCACCCAGCTTTCGCCACGGGCTGTAAAGTTCCGACAGGTGGAAGCCCGCAATCCCGTTGAATGGAGCCTGCGCCACCCAACGCCCTGCCCTGACCGCGCGCCAGCGTTCGGCATCATCCCAGAGCGTGCCGCACCCATCGGCCTCGCAGGCATAGAGCGCATCGCCCGGCCTTCCTTCCGGCCATCGCACATTTGCCCAGACCAACCGCTGTTCATGGCCACAATGCGGGCATTGAACCAGTCTGATCCGCTGGTCGCTTTCCAGATAGGCCGCCTCGATCCGGCTGGACCCCTTCACGGTCGGCGTGCTGACCATGACCACCTTGCGGTTCCAGAACGTCGTGGTCCGCTTTCGCGCCAACGACACCGGATCGCCTTCTGTCCCGGCGCTGGCCGGGTATCGGTCAACCTCATCCGCAAACAGAACCCGGATGGGCCGTGACGCCAGCGATGCGGGGCTGTTCGCCCCGGCAATCGTGACATGACCCCCGGGATATTGCTTGTGCAGCGTCGTGTTGCCGCTATCCCGCGACCGCGCGTCCTTCACCTTGCCCTGCAACGCCGGCGTGTCCCGCAGCATCGGGGCCAGCCGGTCCTTCGAAAATGCCTCCCCCATTTCCACGGTCGGTTGCAGAAAAAGGATCGGGGCCGGGTCTTGGTCAATGAAGTATCCCAAGCCGTTCAACTCGATTTCGGTCTTTCCCACCTGCGCCGAACTCATCACGACAACGGAATGAACCGCCGGATCGCTGATCGCGTCCATGATTTCGCGCTGGTATTCAGCCCGCCGCGTGTCCCATCTCCCTGGCTCTGCCGATGCCTCTGGCGACAACCTGCGCCGGGCATCAGCCCACTGGCTCACCGTCAGGTCAGGCGGGGGTGCAAGAATCTTCCACCACGTCGCCGTCATTTCCGCACAGGTCGGCGACAGACGTGTCACTGAGTTCACGCAAAGCCTCGTAAATCGCGTCCCTGATTGCCGCCTGCGCCTCCGTCGGCGTCTCGACCGTCATCACCACCGGGGCCAGCTTGACCGGAATGCTGATCAAGCGCGCCCTGACCCTGGCAAAGGCCCCGGTCACGGCGGCATCCACATCGGCCCGGGGCAGAAGTTCCCCCCGCATGGCAGCGTTCTTCATTTCCTGCGCGTCAGCCTGTTCCTTCGCCAGCCGCGCACGCTCGGCCACAAGGTCAAGGTCGTCTTCGCCGTTCGACCGACCGGCTGCGATTTCGCGCAGGTGGGCGGTGTAGGCCTTGACCGACGCCATCAGGTCATAGCCTCGCCCTGACTTGACAACGCGGCCGTCGGCGGCGAATTCGCTGATCTTCTGGCGGCTCACCCCGATCCATGCGGCAAGTTCACCGCCGGTCACCACAAGGCGTTCGCCGTCAGAGATTGGCATGAAACCCCCTTAGGAAGCCTTGGCGCTAGCGG